GGGTAGGTCTTGGTCTCGTTCATGCGAGCATCTTTCGCTTGTATTGAATGGGCTGGCTTGCGGCAGCGTTGCCCATGTGATCCACCGCCATGCCTGCATAACGGAACATGTCCGCGCCGTGGCTGTGTTCGTCGTGCAGTGGTGCGCCCGGCTCGTTCGTCCTGGCGTTGATCGTTCTGCGGTAGCGCTTCAAGTGCTCCAGCAGTGGAGCGGTTCTGTCGGCATCGAAGTACGTGCGGGGGAAAATCATCCGAGTGGCTTTGATGCCCTCTTCAATGCTCAAAGCCGGTAGAACGTGGACGTTCTTGCCCATCGCAGTGAGGATTTCTTCGGTGCTTTTGCCGGTCTTGAAATCCCTGCTGCGGCCATCGTGCGGTATGAAGTACGTTCCTATCCGGTAGGGTCGCTTTTCCACTTCCGCAACGTACCAATCCAGGGTTCGGAATGAGTCCTCGATGTAGTCAATACACCGCACCTCAGAGCCGGAGCGCTGGAAAAAGCCAATGGTCATCGAGTCATTCCAGCCCAAGTCCCACACCAGATGCACACTCAGTAATGGGTCATATGGAACGGCACGCACTCGGTTATCTAGGTAGGCTTGCTCCATCTCCTTCGCATAAATGGCACCTTCAGCCACACGCTTTGGAGCGCCTTCCCAAATGTTGTTGTAGCTTTCCGGGTCACGGCGCAAGGTCTCTTGCCGTTCTGCTTCTAGCGTTTCTGGGAACCAGGGGTTGTCCTTCCAGTTCACTTGCTCAACCAAAGCATTTGGCGGCGGGTTGGCAACAAAGCGCTGGTAAGTCTCGTCCGTCTCCATGTCCGGGTTCAGACTCAGCCACACCTCCGAGCCATCCTTGCGGATCGTAGGCAGTAGCACATCGTAGGAGCGCTTCGTGATGACCTGGGCCTCTTCTAGCCAGCAAATGTCCACGCCTTCAAACGACTTGATGGACTCAACCGTGTGCTGGCTCAAGCCAGCGAATAAGAACAGGCTCCCGTTCTTGCCGCGAATCTCAGACTCCAGCACATCGAACGAGCGACCCAGCCCGAGCGCTTGAATCTGGTCAGTCAACAGGCGGTGAACAGAATCTTTGATGGACTTCTGCACCTCACGCCCACACAAGATGCGCAGTGGCTTTTGCGCAGCCAGCAGGATCAGCGCCCGAGCGAAGGCCCAAGACTTCCCCGAGCCACGCCCACCGTGCGCCACCTTGTAGCGTGCAGGCTTGAACAGGAATGTGAGCTTGCGGGGGAACTCAGCTTCGATCTGCATCGACAACCTTAATCACGATCTCATTCAAGACCGGCCCCCCACCGTCGCCCACATGCTCCACGCGGCCCAGCTTGGGGGCGGCGAACTCGGCCAGCTTCGCCAACAAGTCAAGCGCCTTAGCAGGATCGGGCTTTGTCTCGCCTTCGCCTTCTGCAACTTGCTGCAACCAACGCCCTACATTGTCGGCGTTGTCATCCAGCAGCTTGCGGACGGTCTCGCGGAACTCAGTCGTTACCTTATTCGGGATGCCTTTCGGACGGCCTGGACCAGCACCCATTGCGGCAGCGCCGGTAGGTTTACGTTTGGTTTTTTTTTCCATTGCGCGTCACCTCAGTCGCGCGTACTTGTGACCGTGAAGATCGTAGGGCAGGCCATCCAATCCCTGCTGATGCAAACGGCGGATTGGGTTCGTATCTGGGCTGCTTACGCGGTCCCAGATGCGCAACGCACGCAAAGCGCCCCCGGAAATTGGGCGTTTTCGAACCCCCTGCCCCCATGCGGTGACGCACCACATCTCTACTTTTGTGGTTTGGACAATCAGCTTTAGACCAAGGCTGTCACAAAGACCTAACGGGTTTAATGTGTATGGATTCATTGCTCGGGTTCCTCGGTCGGATTGTCCGAATTGATATGCGCCCATCGGTGTTTAGCGAGTGCCTGGGCGTACCGTGTCGCATCTCCCCCGGTCACGGCTGTGCAGCCGCAGAAATCACCAGCACATTTGCCCGTGTGCTGGCCCATCCGGGTTCTGGGTGTTCTCGGGTGGCGTTACTGGCACGCCTCACACGTCCCGTCTTCGCTCAGGTCGCAGATGACGGGCAAAGGTGTGTCGTCGTTCAGGTCAAGCGCGAATGGATCGGGCTTGTCTTGCTCGGGTGTGGTTTCAGGGTTCATATGTATTGGGTGCGGGCGCTGCGCCTAGAGGAACGAGTCCGGTGTAGGTGGTGCGCAGGCCCGCAAAAAGCAAAAGCCCCGAGGCATTGCTGCTTCGAGGCTTTAGAGACACCACCGCCTGCCGTTGGGCAAGCGATGAACGACACAGTCGTCGCGTATTTGGGCGCGATTATGAACTACTTTGTCAATCGGCGCAAGTAGTGGCCCCAAAATAATCTCAGCCCTTGCACTCTGGAGTCATGCCACAGCCTGCGCTTGATGCCCATGCGAAGCCGTGCAGATAGCTCACTCTCTGCTTTGGGGATGTACACCGCTGCCAGTACGCGGCTGTACTGCCGTGGCACCACCTGCAATGCCCGCTGAACATCCATCGCGGCGAAGTCGGCCATGAGCACGGGCATGGGTTCCTCGCCTGGTGTGGGTGGTGCCCTGTACTGTCCTTCGGCACTGGCACAACGGCGCTTTTTGTAGCGGTCTTGTGCCCACAGGCCGTAACGAATCAGTAACTCCTCGGCTTCGCGCAGGTCTGGGGGTGTCACGCTCAGATCGATGTTGTCGCGCTTCATGCGGCATGGCTCCAGGCTGTAAACAATGGGTTGGCTGGCCGCGCATAGACGGGCCTTTGCTTTGCAGGCGCTGGCTTCTTGGCATTGAACTTCGCCCAACCCTCGGCAATGGCAAACCGCATGGGATAGGTGCTTCTGTCCACCGTGGCGAACCCAAGACCAACTGACCGGCTGCAATACGTGCGCACGGAGTTCACATCCAGCTCAGGGAACGCGGCCCGGTGGATTTCTGCGGCGGTTGCTGAGCCCATGCCTTCCAGTGCGGCGCATAGCTCTTTGATTCGGGTGCCCACTCTCATGCCTTCAGCTCCTTGAGTTTCTTCTTGTAGGTGTCGCGGATGGCGATTAGCTCTTCGCGTGTCCACTTGTGCGGCTGATTGCTTGCTTCAAGCGCGCCAACCCTTGCGGCCCCGATGCGAGCAATGAGTCCAATTCGGTAGTCAACTGCTCGGCCAGCGCCGTAGCGGTTGCAGTCTTTGCGCTGGGCGTGGCAGTTATCCTCGTTGAACCGTAGGTGACCTGCAGACCCAGTGGAACGGTAATGTCCAGCGTCATAGGCTCCGCCGACAGGGCCGTCTCCAAGCGGACGCCCGCAGCAAATGCACGGCTGAGCAGCGTCTCTAGCTCTGATGTATCCATTGAATTCACGCTGGGCCTCTTTGATTAAGTCGGGGATGGTCTTGATTGCTTCTTTGCGACGGCGCGTCTCAGCCCTTTCCACCTTGGCAGCAGCGCGGGCCTTCTTGGCCTCTGCGCGCTCGGCCTTGGCCGCCTGGGCTTCGGCGTAACCGTCGATGCAAGCGGGATGAATGCGCAGGCCGGGCTCGAGCTTTCCTTTGCAGTGGGGGCAGCGGGTGCGGCGGAATGTCATCCGTGCGCCTCCAGGTCGTAGAAAGTCACACCCAAATGGGTTGCCGCATAGGCCTCCACCTGGTCGCAGAACTCGCAGAACTCCGCTGTAGTGAGGTCTGCGGAACTCTTGCCGATCACTTCACCGCTTGGCAGCTCAATCACGCCGATGAACTGGCGCTTGAACTGCTCATGCCATGTCTCTGCGCTGTAGAGCCTTCCGTTTACTGTGGCCTGGTCTGCGATCTGCTTGAGCACACCATTGCCCCAATAGCGGCGGTTTTGGGCCTTGGTGCGCTTGCGCAGGCTGACTGTCAGCACCCAGCGTTTGCCGCCCTGCAGCACCTGGGCCAGGAATGGGTACAGCTGGCCTTTGATGACAGTCCAGGCCTGGGCACGGTTGTGGAGTTCAAGGTGGAGCGATTCAGCCATGCCCCACCCCCAGCCAGTCCAGATAAGCCGCCTTGGGCGTGTAGCCCACACCAATGCGCTTATTCGGGATGCCGCGGACACCGCAGTGCCAGATGCCGCGCAGCTTGATGATGCGGGGCTTCATGTGCCCTCCTTTTGCCCTCGGGCGCGGATGGCGGCGGCAATCTCATGGTTAAGCTCACCCGGGTTGCCGTAGTAGCTGTCGCCTGCAAGCTGCGCGCATGCCTCCCGCTCCTTAGCCACGGCCTTGCGCACGATGCGCGCCAATGGACTGTTGGTGTCAGGTACGAAGGACAAGCCTTCCTCCCGCGCCATTGCAATGATTTCTTCGTGCGTCATTTCACCTCCCATGCTTGCGCTGTACGTTGGACGATGCGGGTTGCTGGATTGCTTCTGGCGGCGCCAGTTGCCACGCGGCCAGCTTCGCCATGCGCCTGATCTCCGGCTCTGGCAGTCCCAGCGCCATCGCGTCGGCCAGCGCCTTGCGGCAGCGGTTGCGCTTGTCTTCCGGTGACAGCGGCAACCGGCGCTGGATGTACTGGATTCGACGGGCTGCACAGTGCAGACATCCCTCGGCAAAAAAACGGTAGCTGGCTGGATCTGGTCGGGCTTCGTTGCAGCAGGTGCACATGCATCACAGCTCCCCCAAGATGCGCAGTGCGGCGCGAACGTCTTGATGTGAGTGGGCGTATCCGTCGCGCACGTCATCGAGGATGGAATGCGCCCAGCGCTTTTGCTCGGGCAGGTTTTCGCGCAGGGTCATGCAACACTCCTTGGGCCTTCAATGGCTGCAGCAATAGGCC